TTCAATATCCGCATCAATAAAGAACAAATGTGTTGCATTTGGGTTTTCCATAAAGAAGCTTACTAACGTATTTCTCCCCCGAGTAATTAGGCTTTCGTTAGCTAACGTGCTTATTGTGTATTGGATATTGTATTTGTTGCAGAGTATGGCCATTTTCATCATGCTCCTAAAATAGGGCTCTCCGATCTGGCCACCAAAGCACGGTGTTGCGATAAAGATATGCTTGCTGCGTAAGTTACTTAGTGGTATTTCAATTTTTTGATCTAGTAAACGATGCATCATCTCATCTCTAGGTTCTTCTTGTCGTTCGGGGGATTTCTGTTTAGCCATTGTTTACTTCCTGTATAGTGTAACAGATATTTATCACGTACTAAGTACGGGTACAGGGAAAAACTGGTATGCTATCGCTGGGTTGTCTTGCTACTAATGAATGCGTTGAGTTTATCTGCTTCGGCAATGATATCTTCGGTGGTAGGCATATATTCGGGTTTTGATGCCCGTGCTTGCAAAATTGCCCTTGCTTCCTGCAACAATTCTAGTCTTATTTCGTATGGTGTTTTTGACATGGTTTCCTTACCTACTACTCGTTAAATACTATTTATCGGAAACCATATTATTTTAAATTGCAAGTTAAGTGGTGCGGCTTTAACAAACCAGTACTTATCTAATTATCATTGAGCTCGAGCCAGGGATAACTGGGTGTCCACATGTTGCTAGAGTTCCCCGCATAGCTGGAATTCGGCCGTCAACCCTCATTGTGACAGCGGCACCAACCATAATCAATTTAGGGACAGCGTGTCGGTTTGAGCCGTGAGACGCCGCCATATCACCAACAAAAGCAACAGGTGCTCCATCAACCCTCATGGATATAGAGCCTGGACCGATTATAAGTCCGCCACCAACGTTGTCTATGAATCTAAGTCTTGCTATTCCGGGCATCAAATTTCCTTATTACGTTAACTACTATTTACCTTTTCTTGCTGGCTTTGATTATTTTATTGCTAGGTTCGATTACAGACTTGTATCCTTCCGCGCTTTCGGCAAGCGATTCTACGATGGCTTGGATTGAGTCCAAGGGTATAACTACTTCTGTACTATTGCCAGTAAATAAGTATGGTATTAATGCTATTTCTTTCTCTGCTGCCACTACTGTTCTGGGGTGATAAATAGTCAACAATCGATCGTCACTATTATAGGCCATAAGGGAACCCATTATCTCAATACCATTATTAAACTTAATTGTTACTACTTTGCCTACTAATTCTTCTAAATTGTACACTATGTCTCCTTAAAGGCTAAATCCTTTGAATGTGTCGTTATTTAAATCTTGTTTTGTTCCCCCAACAAGATAACTCGAAATTTCTGTTTCTTGGGGAGCAACCTGAACATCACTCCCGCCTATCCACCGCAGCGTCCAAGGAAGGGGATTTGATCCTGCGTGATAATGCTTATCGAGCCCAATCGCTGACATGCGTTTGGCTGCAATCCACTCGATGTACTTCTTTAACAGTTCTGCATTAAGTCCAATAATGCTACCGTCCTTAAACAAGTAATCTGCCCAAGCCTTTTCTTGGTTAACTGCGTCTATATACATCTGCGATGTTTCGTCTTTTGTTTCGATTGCAATCTTCTTAAAATCCGTATCTTCTGCTTGCAACAATTTAATCATGTGCTGTGTACTAGCAAGGTGAACATTCTCGTCTCGTGCTATCAACTTAATGATTTTGGCATTCCCTTCCATTATCTTTATCTCGCCAAACGCCCAACTACACGCAAAGCTAACATAGAACCGAATGCCTTCGAGAATGTTAACACTCATGATAGCTTTCCATATTCGTTTTTTGTGCTCATACTCATCATAGTTCTTTGCTTTTCGGAACCATAAATTATTATACTCTATTAGTGAATCATAGTCAGCAGTTATGCTATCAGCGCATTCCAAAATTTGTGGGATATCTAACATCTCATCAAATATTTTGGTTGGGTCGGGATACACTGTTCTAATTATGTGAGTATAGCTGCGACTATGTATTGTCTCAAAGAATGCCCACGTTTCTATCCACGTTTCGACCTCGGGTAAGCTAACAATTGGGAGGAATGCTAGGTTCGGTGATCGTCCTTGGACACTATCAAGCAATATCTGTCTTTTAAGATTACTTGTAAATATGTGCTGTTGGTGTGGAGAAAGGTCTTTAAAATCCTTTGAATCTTTTGTTGTATCTATCTCTTGTGGTCGCCAAAAAAATCCTAGCTGTTGTTCGGTTAACTTTTCAAACTGTTTATATTTAACTATGTCGTATCGCTGTATGTCAACTCCACCATCAAGAAACATATTTCGTTTTAGGTGATACTTTGTGTTTTTTTCGAAACTTTTTGTCATATTACACACGACTCGCAATTTTCATCTTGGTTGTCTAAATCAGTTTTCGAGAGTTCAGGTGTCCTAGTAACATCTTGCTCACCCTGCCCGTCCATTACATTGTTATAGTATAAATTCTTCCCGCCCATCTTATAAAAAAACAGTATGTCTTTTAATAGCACTGACATTGGAATTTCTTCATTCTCGAAATGCTTTGGATTATAAGATGTATTTACGCTTATTGCTTGGTCGATATATTTTTGTAGCACTGCCACTATTTTTAGATAACCTTCGGGCGACTTTTGATCCCACAGTAAGTCGTATTTATTCTTCAGTCTTGGGTAGCCGGGTACCACTTGTTTGAGCACACCATGTTTACTTTGTTTAGAAGACACGAACGCTCTTGGTGGTTCTATTCCGTTTGTGCTGTTGCTCACCTGGCTCGAAGTTTCTGAAGGCATTAGTGCCATTAAGGTACTATTTCTAATACCGGTTTCTTTTAATTGTTTTCGCAATCCGACCCAATCCATGCGCTCTTTGTTCGGTACCAAAGTGTCAACATCCTTCTTGTATGTCATATTGGGAGTTATCCCTAGACCATACTTAGTTTCAAAAATTCCAGGTATAGCGCCCTTCTCTATAGCTAAATCAGCACTTGCCTTAATCAAATAATAACTCCATGCCTCTGTCCACTCATCTATTAATTCTAAATTCGGGTTTTGGTAGGTTGTGTCGTTCTTTGCTAGCCAATAAGCAAAATTAATGATGCCTATACCAAGCGGTCTATGTAGCATGGTGCTGGTCCTTGCTGCCTTAACCGGGTAATCTTGGTAGTCCAGTACCTCGTCTAGTGCTCTTACCGCAAGCGTACACGCCTTTTCCATGTCTTCTTTATCTTTGAACACTCCGAAATTTATTGCCGAAAGGGTACATGTACCCTTATTATTTTTTAGGACCAACATGTCCTCAATTTCTAAATGCCAGATTGGATAAAACAATGTTGCCGAGCCGCTGCGTACAGACCCCTGGCTGCAACTCTTCACGGCACTCTGAAACAATCTATAAAACGGAATTACTCCGGTGTGTGACGTATCGCCATTTCGTATCGGTGAACCAATTGCTCGTATTCTGCCTGCGCCAATACCTATACCAGCCTTTTGACTAACATATTTAACGATTGCGCTAGTAGTGGCATTGATGCTATCTAAGCTATCATCTGTCTCTATAAGAACACACGAACTAAATTGTCGCTGTGGCGTTCTTAGTCCTGCCATAACTGGCGTAGGTAAACTAATCTCAAATGTACTTATGGCATCGTAGTAATCTTTAACGTATCGCATCCTAGTTGCTTTCGGATAATTACGAAAAATAGTAGCAGAAATCAGCATATACGCGATCTGTGGTGTTTCGAATATTTCTCCGGTTGTTCTATTTTGGACTAGATACTTTCCTCTAAACTGCTCCATGGCTGCGTAAGTAAGTACATCGTCTCGTTCATGCTTAGTGTAGGAATTTAGAGTACCCAGTTCTTCTTCCGAATATTTCTCAAGAATTTCTTTATCGTAGAATCCTAAATCTATATTCTTTTTAATTATAGATAGGAGCGGAGGTGGGTCAAATTGACCGTATACTGATTTTCGTAGATGGTAATTAATCAGTCTTCCTGCTACGTATTGATAATTGGGAGTTTCTTCTGAGATTAAATCGGCAGCACTCTTAATTAGAGTTTCCTGTATATCTGATGAACTAATACCGTTATGAAATTGTATATGGCTGTTTATTTCTACTTCGCTAGCACTGACATTATTAATGCCGTCGCAAGCATACATTACTACCTTGTGCAATTTTTCAACATTGATGTCTTCAAAACTGCCGTTCCTTTTGCGTACTTGCATGTGTGTCCTTGTGTAATCTGTTCAAAATTTTATTGTAATTGTATTACGAAAACGCGATTCTGTCAACTAAATAATTGTTTTATTTTTACTACGTGGGTAGTATATATCGTACTATTATCTTTTACTTCTTGGAATGACACAATCCTGCCCTGGGCGAAGTTATACACCAAATTATTATGGAAAAGCACTAAGCCAGTATTGCCATTTGTATTATTACTTATCACCGGAAAAGTTAATTCATCTCCAGATATGAACCCTGCGCTATAAAGCGTCGTTGCCATAATTAAGGTAATTCCACTCTGACAACTGTGCCCATCGGATACTATTTCAAATATTCCTGGCCAGGTACTAGGCGTATAAAAATCTATGAATCGAGAAGACCAATTTGCGTACGGAAATTCTAATACGAGCTCTTCGGCAGTGTCGAACTGCTTGTTTCTCATATCTCGCCAACTTTGTAATCTTTCGCTACCGCTATTTCCCGTGAACATTTATGTTATGGGGATGAGTTCCAACGCCTAACAATATATCGCATAGTAACATCGTTGCTAGGCACTAATGTATTGTCGGCATTGATTGTGACTGTAGAGTCTGATATGCTGGCACTAATTATAATGTTACCAGTTACATTACTTAAAATATCGCTGTAACTATCGGTCAATGCCACTTCATTTGCATCATTGTTACCGATCCATAATATCGTTCCAACACGACTATAGTTATTGGCGGGAGTTAATGAATCTCTTAAACTATATTCAATCACAAACGTGTCGTACTCTGCTGCTACGTTGGCACCTAGTGCAGATATTGTGCTGTAACCGGCTGGTATAATCAACGTGTTTGGGGCGGTGTAACTTGTAGTTGCTGATCCTGAGGCTAGTGATTCTAGTGTTAAGAATTCAATATTGGTTTTTATATTCAATAATCCCTTGACATTAGGATTAACTGATTCATAATATAATTTATTAAGAATAGTAGTAAAATCTCTAGACTCGGTTCTACTGTTGAATGACATTTCGCTGAGGACTGAATTAATTCCCAAATCCCAAATATCGGGGAAATATTGGGCATCATTAAATTGCTGATTAGATAAAATATCGGTAAAAATATTTACACCGGGATTATTTCTAACAGTATTTAACCATGTTTCGAGTTTTGACTTGACTGTGGAATTATTGCGGGTATATTCTCCGGTTGTGAGTCCCAATAGTGATGCTGTTACGTTGGCGTCGTTGTGTATTTTGAATTCTAATCCTGTCTTTTGGAATGCCTCAGAGTGTGTCAAATACAACATAGTTGAAGAATCTGGAATAAGGTTAAGACTTGGCCAGTCTAATAAACCATTAACTGTGGTAGTCACATCACCTAATGAAGCTGCGCTGGATAATCCTGCAGTAATGACCGGAGTAGCACTTACGTTTCCGTCTGCTATTACGGGCGTAAATGTCAAGGCTGGGTCGTATGCAATAATAACAACGTTAGAGGCAACAACAAATGTATTTGCTCCAGACGATTGGAGAACTGTTGCATCGCCAGTGTTAATATCTGAATTATTAAAAGTAACAATATCTCCGACCTCTGCACCGTGCCGTGTTGACCTGATCAGCACGTTTACGTTTGATCCTGCGCTGTATGTTATGAATGATACGTTGCCTGAAACGTTAGCTAATCCCAACACATTAGCGCCTGGATCTAGCATAGTTATTACTGCGGGTGCGGTTGCAACAACATTAGTAACTGTTGCTGTTTTTGCGTTCAAGGTTGATTCATCAATTCCCGAATCTATGAAATAAAGAATATCTCCCACTAGTATGTCATCACTGCTACTAACAGTTACATCAATATTTCCTCCACTAATAGCCGTTGCACTTACACCTGTTAGTGTCGATGCATTAAACGAAGGAATATCGGCTACAATAGTGGCGTTACCCGTGTCGTATTCAGATACGGTTAAAACTTTGTCGTTTATCCACCCACCGCCTGTAGAGTTTTCTACGAGGACGCTTGCGTATGTGCCAGTTACGTTATACGAGTCTGGCGTGACGCCAACAATAATAATATTTGTTGCATTAGCTGTCATCGCTAATGTATCGACAGCATCATCATTTCTTGATAATAGTAAATTTCCCAAGCCAGAGAATGTTGCTGCTGTGGGCGCATTTAAGACATCCGACGCCACTGCTATGTGCTTAAATTGTAGACCTATAAAACCAACACCAGTATCAGGAGTTACTCGTATATATGAATTACTTAATTGCCTATGTGTTGGTATCGAGTGTGCCGAGTAAAATCCAGTTACTCCGGTTACTCCAATTGTAGCATTTGATATTGCGTGTAATACTGCACTGTTACCGTAATATGCGATGCCAATTTCGTCTGAGCCGGTTGGAGAGGTTCGTAGTTTCAACGAATGTGAGGTCACCGCAGTTGTTCCGGCAGTGAAATAATAATCTTGTCCTGTTGGTATAACCGACGAATTTGCTGCTACTGCGGTGGTTCCATTTTTAACTACAAATATGTCTTGTGGTTGGAATGTAAGACCAGTTATTACATTAGTGTAAGTAATAACATTGGAGTCAAAAATTTTATTAGTGTCTACTAAACTAACATTATCAGTAGGGAGCCACGAAAGTGTGTTAGTAACGCCATCAAGTTCGCCTTTATTATAAAATTTATGGGGGACTGTAAATTTGATTATTTGAACGTTTGCGAAACTTTCTGTGGTTGCTTGCGCCCCAACAGTTTGCTCGAATACACTAGTTTTGTTGAATGTTTGTGCGGTAGCGTCTGTTGTATCAGCACCGATATAGACTTGTCTACTATCGGTTGTGAACCCAATCTCGCCTGGGCGCAGGGGCTTAGGTAAGTCTTGTTTAAGACCTCTCCTGTTTTGAAATCTGGCTATTTTTACTGTTTCGACCACTGTTAAGTTCCTCTTGCTTAACAGTATTTATCTTATTTTTGGGAGAAACAGAATTTACTTTGCGTAGTTTTTGTAGTAATCGTATACACGTTGATACCACTTCTTTCGCCACATATCGTAGTCCTTTGGCCATAAATCGAATTGCTGGTATATCTCCCCACCGATGCCAATGTTATCGTCACCACGAGTACAGATGAAAATATGGCCTTCCTTAATATCAGTACCATACATTTCATTATGGGCATCGGCGTAGGCGGCTATCTGCAAAAAATAATCCTCAACCCACTCTTCTTTCTTGGGTTTATTGGCTTGTTTGAAGTCCATAATAGCTGGGTTGGATTTGTACTGCCCAACAAGATCTGTCGTCCCAGCATAAATTTCCGGTACCTGTACCCTAACTTCTGAGCCCCATATTTCGTTTACATGAATTAGGGCTTCATCGCGAATGCGCTGTGCCATGTAGTGTGTTTTCTTGGAGTAAGGATTGGTTCCCGGTTCCGGCCATACCCCGGTCTTGACATAATCTTCGAGGTATTTGTGCATCCGGGTACCCACACTAGCAGCTTCGGTCGATATTTCGTTTGCCTTCTTCTCTCCCACACGCTTTCGCCACTCTATTAGAGCAGTTTTGTCGCCTGTCGCGGAAAGTATGGTTGTAACTGAGGGGACGGGTTTTTTATCTGGGCCGACATAGCGCCGTCCATCTGGGGTATTTACTTGGTTTAGCTGGATATAGTCGTATTTTTTAATTATCATCATGTATTATAGCATGATTTTATAGAGTGTCAACCACTGAAATACTAAGTAGTTATTGGCCGGCCAAAGTAATGATGTCTTTTATTATGCCGCTTACTAGCTCTTTGTGCGCCCGGTCATCTAGCTCGTCGCGCAGGGCTTGCAGATCCCGAAAAATATCTCTTATATCAACTATTGCCTTCCCTTTAGCGGCAGGCGAGGCTGGATTAAGTCTAGCCGCTCGTTGGTGCTCATGCTCCGCATCCTGTCCAGGATACGATTCGTCTATATCCGCCAATATTTCCATTAGTTTTCTAAATTCATTCATAAATTCTCCTTTACCAAGAAAGGTTCCATTGAATAGATGTATTACTTAACGAGCTTGTAACGATATTTATACCGTAGCCTAGATTAGTAAAGTAATCTTTAACGTAGTTCAGTTGATCTAGTTTAGCAGTATCTGTTGTAATACCATTCCAAACATTATAATAGACATTGCTGGAAATATATGTCATTACCGAAACATTTGCTACGTTTGCGTATAAAATGCCCGCTGCTACGTTAACAAGAACTGCCTCTTCTATTGTGGTAATTTCACCATGGATAACGACATTATTTCGCGTGTCGGCCCTTGCTGTTGCGGCGTTAATGAAAATCCCAGGCATTATATCTCCGACTTGATATCTTTCATTGCTTGCTTTTCTGCTGTACCAGCAACATCAACCTCGTGTCCTGGGTCAGTATTAATATCACCGGACAATTGGTTGTTTGGCACAATGGTGTCAGCATCAACGCTGCTCGCGTATCCGCTTTGATCAATTGCTGCAATCAACTCGGGTATTGTTGTTGAATACCCTTGTTTTGCTAGCAACTGCTGAAATTTTTCTGTAGGTATTTCTGTTATTTCTTTTGCTGCTATGCGCACGAGTAGATTTTGAACATTAATAATCAACTCGTCGAAATAACCTTCCCGTAGAATAATTTCGTTGATCTTCATTAAAGACTAGTCCCACCGTCCAGACCAAGTCGTGCCCTGCGCGCCATGATCATCCGGCCCAGATCCGCTTGTTACAACTTCATCGTCTTGGGCATAGCCAAAGTATTTAACTTGATTAGGTGTTGGTGTACTGTAACCTTCTTCATCGTTCCAATCACCTCCAGACCAATACTCATCAAATATTTTTGCATGAGCTTCGCTAGGCCATTCGCTTATAGTAATGGTGGCACCATTATTACGATCTATCTCAAATTTAAGCTGATTTACGTCCACGCGAATTTTTTTAGCAACATAAGCAACAGATTGTGCAAACTCGTCATAATTAAGATTATTACGTCCGCCACCGTGCAATTTATTCATTGTTTTTAACCATTGGCCTATAGCTACCCCTCCATCACCCGAATCTAATCCTTCTTGGCGCGTGCGTGGGAATGGTGGTCCTTGCACGACTTCGGATTGTCCCGTCCAGTCGCATGCCGGACATCCTCCAGCATCACATCTTGGACAATCGACAGTAAATTCTCCATCATCCTCGTCATTCTCGTCATTCTCATTTAAGCCTGCCGCTTTCCGCCGAAGATCTTTCTTCCGATAACTGCCTTCTTCTATTTGCCTAAGCGTTTCCATCAATTTTCTCATGTCATTCATATTAAATCTCCTTAAATATCTACTGCTGCTCGGCCTAGCGGCTCGTCTTCCGGGCCTGCTGCTGCTGGTTCGTTAACGTCGACTGGCATGTCATCTGGCATACCGTCAAGACCTGGTGCTCCTGGGGCACCACCCAATTCGTCTCCGACCCCGCCGCTCATTATATCGGGTTCGTTTCCGCTCATTTGATCTACTGCTTGGTCAAGACCAGCTTTGGTTGCCTTGGCCGATTCTAGGTGAGCACCTAATGTTTGCGCAATACCGTCCGCAATCTGCTGTGCTGTTTGTGCGCCCATTTCTTTGCGCATTTGATCAGCAATAGCGGGCATATCTTCATTCATCATTCGTTAGCCATTTCACCCATTATCAACTCATTAAGACCGATATCGTCATCCATGCCCATTCCGTCATCCATGCTATTGTCGTCCATATACTTGTGTGCTGCTGCGATAACAATAGGTAAAATATACTCATCGTCGTGTGCGAAGCGATTATCCATTCTAAAACGGTTCATACATTCGCTACTTGCTTCGTCCAAGTTATATCCGGAATCCATTAGGTCCCTAACACTTGCGTTAATCATTTCCTTCATCTCGCGATGAGCTGGTGAGTTAGCATACATGCCTTCTTTAAGCATACACTCGACTGCTTCTTTTATGTTCAAGAACTTGGCATATTCTGGATCTAGGTGGAATTGCTTTCGCGACCCCTTAATACGGACAAGTGCCATTTCTGCCGTTGCTTCTAATTTAAGAAGTTTCTCTCTCTTAGGGAAACCCGTAATCACGGACAAGTTAAATTCCTCTTTAAGGAATTTATTGATTTTGCTTAATCGTTGCTTACCTGTTTGGTTAAATTCATTTAAAAACATATTATTCTTCCTAATGTTTTGTTATTATTGTTATTTATCTGTTTTGGGTGAAATTGATTAAAATTCCACTAACCTACTTGCGGCTGTTGCGTATCTATCCTTTGCCAAGTAAAATCTTGCTTCGAATATCTCAAATTTGGAGCTATCTTTCTCAATTTCCATTGAATTTCTATAAAATAGTATGTCTGTCTTATACTTGTGGTACCGGTTTACTAAGATTCGCAACTTGGTAATAGATTCGATCCTTAGCTTCTTGTTTTTATTGTAAATATCGCATATTTTTTCAGCTACTTCTCTTATTGGGATGTCATCAATAACGATAGCTTTAGATACATAATTTTGAACACAAAAAGAATCGTCTATCTTGTTAACCACAAAAACGCCACGTTTAGCAACATTAGTTACTATGCGATCTAAGCTCTTAATGAGCTTCTTTTTATTATACGGCTTTGTGTTGGTCATAAATTTTATATCCGATTGCTTGGCCTCTTCTTACTTTACGCACTGCGTTCCTTTTGTATAGTTCCTCAGCTAAATATAAATCTCGCTCTTCTAGCTTATTTAGGTCGGTAAATTGATCAGCGGCTATCATATTGAACACCTTAGCTTCTGTGCTACTAATCAGGCATAATACATTATTTTTACCGTTAATTGCTCTCATTATATTCCGCCTTCGGCGTCTCCAGTTGTTTGCGACTTGGTAGGATTTTTAGGATCGAATCCTATTTTGCTTGTTGGGTTACTAGCAATCAACTCCCAAGCTGGGTCATTTTCAGGCAATACACAATCGTTACTGGTGTCCAATAGTATGTCAGCTGATGTTATTCTATATTGCTGCATTATGTTGATCCTACAAATTTGCCACGCATTGGGTGTGGGCTAGTGTTGCCTTTCTTTGGTGGCTTATTCATTTTAGGTTTAGGATCGCTAGCTTTGGCATGTGGAACCTTCTTTGTTTTGGCTTCTTCCATCCCAGCATACCCAGGAGTAACTTTTGGTAAATTTCCACCATCACTTGGGTCT